CGTCGACCAACAGAGCGAATCTCCTTGAGGGTCGCGACCTGTAGTACGTTAGGGGTTTCCCCGCGTACGGTCGTAGGGGTGTGCGTTGCATACCCCTCCCTCTATCATAGGAGGTTCTTTTATGACAATACGTAAGTTGGCAATTGCCTTATACGTATTTGTGATAATCCTCGTTTTCTTACTGGAATGTCACGCCAGTGGACTCTTCGAGTTCACGGTTGACAAACTTATGAGAAGTTGGGGATTCTTGAATTAGGTCTTATGAAGGAGTAGAGGACGAAGTGCATGAGAACTTTCTCATGATACCAGTAAGCGAAAGGAACCATGAAAATTGATCCCCTTCAATTACTGAATTCCTTCTACACCGGGATTTTCAAGGACTTGTACGCCTTGACTCCTGATTACTCAACGTACAATCTCGATTCTTCTTTATGTCTTAATCGACTAAAGAATGAAGGGATTATCTTTGCCACTCAAACACTCCCACAATTGGGCGGTGCTGCAGTGACAAGTATTATCACTGGTGAACAATTGATTGTTCCCCGTGGTTTCTCTCTTCATCGAGATACTCTATTGCCTTCCTTTCTTAACTTCCTTTGGAAGTTGGGTTGGGATCGTGATGGTTATCCGAAGCATAACGAATGGGGTGATGCTGAATGCCAGAATACCGCGTATGGCCTTTGGGCTATACGTCAAGTAACTCTTGCGTTTAGCAAAGTCTCTGATTCGTCATGCTTAGTATCCGATTCTGCGGCTAAGAAAAGCTTTAAGGATCGGATTACTCGAAAACCGCGGATAACTGCTCCATCATGGCTATTGAATGAGGTACGACGCCTCATTTCTTTAGTCGTAATGGATGGAGAGGAGTTATCGGCCCCGCTTGCCCAGTGGGAAAGTAACCCCTGGGGTCGGCATGGGCCGGGTGCGGTTGCTAATCACGAGCGCGGCACTACAAAGTGGGAGTTTTGCGATATCGCAGGTATGGATCATCTGGCCTATAAGTGGTCAGACAACCATAATTTGCGATTATCACGAAAGTACCCCGCTGTCTCAAGGTGCACATGTGTACCAAAGGACTATCGTGGTCCTCGTATCATATGTGTTGAGCCGAAAGAGTTCCAATTTTGCCAACAAGGCTTAATGGAGACTCTTTATGATCTCATTGAGACATCTCCTTTGTCTGGGAGATCCATATGCTTCAGAAATCAAGTCCTAAATCAACGCCTATGTAATAGGCCTGATTTAGCGACAATTGATTTGAAGGATGCAAGTGACTTAGTCTCGTTAGAGCTATGTCGCCTCGTATTCCCGAAGTGGTTCTTCCAGCTAGTTACACGATATAGGTCTCGCGAGATTCAGATTGACTCTGAGCTCGTAAAACCTATGTGCTTTGCCAGCATGGGAAGTGCTTTGTGTTTTCCTATCGAGACATTGGTGTTTTGGGCTATTGCCCGCGCATCCTGTCACGATAACACAAAACATCTTCCTCTTCGTGTATTTGGCGATGATATTGTAGTCCCTAAACAAGACTACAATTTCGTAACCAAAATGCTAGAGTGTTGTGGTTTTACTGTAAATACTAGTAAGTCCTGCGCATCGACTCTCGTGAGAGAGAGTTGCGGTGCGTGGACATACGCTGGTATTGATATACAGGTCGTAAAGTTTAAAAACCACAAGTGCGAGTCACTCCAATCATGGTATAGTCTTACAGAAAGCTGTAAGCTCCTGCACTCTCTTGGCTTTGAGAATGCAAGTTATGCCATACTGAAGCTCCTAAAAGACTTCCAC